GTATGGTTGACCAGTCCGACTGTTCTTATATCTTGAGTAATAATAGCGCTCTCTGTACTGATTTCGTTCACGCTGTTTTTGCTCAGCAGCTTCTCGTTCCTGGCGCAGAATATCTTCCCACTGTGCCTGCTTTTCTTCTTCGGTGCGTTCAGCATCTTCCATCAGCCGACGGTATCGTTCATCATCACCACGACGGAGACTTTCAAAATATTCTACGATCTCAGCTCCGGTGGCAGCACCGATCACTTTGCCATTCGCGTCCTTTACATCATAAAGATCTCGCTCATTAAAGTAGGTATTGAGCACCGAACGAGGTCTGTTTGCTTTCTCCAGTGGCAGGGGATAGTAGGACCGCTGCTTGCTGAGCGCAGTACCCAAAGGTACATCAACAGTGAGCGGCCCGGGATGTTGGAGAGATAATTTGAAGAGGGGAGGGGCTTCGTTTTCCTGCAGCGTACGGACAAACTCACGCTCTTCACGATCCCGAAGCGCCCAGTGCATTTCCAATCCTTCACGGGTATACGGAGCGCCAAGCGTTTTGCCTCTGGCTTTTTTATCACCGTCTGGAGCGGTGTAAGTGACATGCGCACCCTCTCGGATCTGATAGCCTTCACCCTTCATATATTCCACAAAATCATCCCAGTTTCCGGTTGCACGTCGGGCAGCTTCAATGTCCAATCGCATTCTTTCTTTCCACGATCGGCCGGCTTTAATCATGGAGTTTTCCGTCCAGGAATACACCTTATCCAAGTCGGGATTCAGGATGATCGGCAATCCGTGGTCAATTGCGATCTCGTCATTCCAAATCTGCAGCTGCGCATAAGACTCGTTGCAAGCGTGATACTTCACTCGTTCCGGATGCTGCGGATCGATTTTTTTCGGATGGATAAACGCATTGAGCAGGATGTGATTATGTTTGCACTTGCCACGCACTTCACCCTCTTCATCTATAACAGGATGCACGTGTGAGCAGACAACTCCCTGATGCTTATCGATTTTTTTCAGCAATTCAATGCCACACTGATGGACTTCTTCATCAGAGATATTCAGACCCTCGGGAAAAGATTGCACCAGGTGGTAGGCCATCCTCTCGTTATCTTTATCTCGATGACGGACGTCGCCATTAAAATCGTTTTCGATAATCGCACCTCGGAAATCATCCAACACGGTATCAGGATCGCACATATAACCGGACACATATTTTGATTTGGTCTTATCCTGATTGGCCATATACTGAAAGACACGGTCAATGTTTTCTTCCTGCTCAATGAAAAATGAATCAGCGTCAAGACCGAACTCTTCTCTGGTATTTATGACCTCTCGATCGAGAAGATGGCCTTCGTCATCCTTTTGAACCTTAAGAACTTTTTCATCATTGTCTATGTAGAGCATACAATTTCGGGTGCCTCGCTCACCTTTTATGGGCCATATTTTTACAATCATTTTCTATCACCTCGCATCTTGTTCAGTTTTTTGACCTGTCTATCGATGTAACGAATGACATGTTTATGATTTTGATTGATGCGTTCAATCATTTTTTCCATGTTCTCAAGGTCTGCGGGAAAGTATTTTCCGCTCTGGTAAATACCGAGTTGGATCTCTCGCAGCACTCTTTTGATAGCCCTTAACTCGTCCACAAATTCAGAAAAAGATATACGCACAATAGCTCCATTCAGTACAGTTTGTTTACAATACATTGACATACTCTTGCCAACTTGCTCTGCTTTTTTACAGATTTCTTCGTATTCTTCTGTTGCTACATAAAAGCAAATCATGCTAGGCGTTTTATTCTCATTTGTCTTTTTGTTTTGCTTATAATTTGAAACTAAAACTTTATCTTCAGAGGTTATTTCTTCCAATGGTTTATCTTTGATGCTAAGGAAAAACAATTTGTTTTCATCCAATAGGTCTTCTGCATAATCCAGATTTTTTTGGTGTGCCAGGACATTAAACCCTTTGCCTAAAAAGTATTTCGTCCACGCAACTATGTGTGCGTATGCAACGTTTTCAGTTGCTTCCAGACGTTCAAGCAAGTACATTCGAGGAAATATTTGGGTTTGAGCTGCGTTCGTAAATAAATTTTTTGTAGGTAAATTTTTTAGTCTTGCATGGTCTTTGTATGCCTGATAATGGTTCGGATATTTTGTTTTTCCGATAAAGACTTCCTTCGTTTCAGGGGAGAGGATGGCGTAGATTTCAATGTCATTTATCTCAGTTCGGAACGCTTTGATACGCATAACTTACTCCTTTCCTGCGTCAAATCAGATTTCGTACATTATGTACATTAGCGAGCATCGCCTTACTACGGTAGGTGGACAAACCACCTTCCTTGTCGGCTTTCAGGGGGATACCCCCTATGACCCCCCTCGATTCTGGCCACCGCCTACTGGCGGGACCGTATCGAGTTGCTGCGCAACCGGCTTCGCCTCGAAGTCTGGGGTATCCACCCCAGATACTTTAATTTAATATCATATTATACCATATTTTACATAAAATGTCAAACGAAACTATTTTTAAAACTTACAGACAACGCCTTACATTTCCGCTATATCAAATCATGCTGAGAGGACTATTCTATCTTTTCGATGACGTTGTGGACTGTGATCAGACAAGCAGGATTCGCCTGGTTCGTATGATATAGCGGAACAGAATGTTGACTTTGACGCACGGAAAATGATAAAATTTTCACAAAATAATTAGTTAAGAAGGAAGAGGGGGCAGACGTAAACATGTCTGGAAGTGAAGAGGGGATTTCCATAAAAAGGAAAACATTTTCTCGGAATCTGCGTTGTGCTGTTGCCAATAGTTACCTAAATCAATCGCAAATCGCAGACCTGTGTGGAGTCAGTCGAGGATCTGTAAACGATTGGATGAAAGCTCGCGCATTCCCGCGGCCAGAGAAACTTTCTCTCTTAGCAAAGGCTTTAGGGGTCACTGAATACGACCTCACAGTAGACTTTCACAACAAAATTGAAACGCCAAATATGAACCGAGAGATCATTGAAATCGCTACAGAATTGCACGAAAATCCAAACGCAAGACGTCTTTACGCAGCCATAACAAGATTGAATCAAGAAGATATGTTGGCCATCTCACATGTAGTTTATAAGTTGACAACGACAGAAAAAAGGAGCCTTTAACAGCTCCTTTTTTTGCTACTTTAAGTATGATTTACTCACGAATCCAACCTTGTTTTTATGTTTCGAAGAGCTGTCCGTCACTCTTACATACAACCATTTTGTGTTTCCATTCATAGTGAAATAACCATAGCAAGTCACCTTTGTTTTGTCCGGCAACGTCGCTAAAATAGTTCTGTTCACGCCTGCTCCGGCACGCAAATTTAGACCTGATGAGGCGTTTACCGTGTAGGTTCGAGCAAGTTTTTTATCTTTTGATTTGGCTGAATCGACTTTCGTTTTGGGAGTTGAAACGGTCGTTTCAGATGGTTTTGGTGCGGACGAATTAACATTTTTTGGTTGTAAAAAATCAGCGATGCAGTCCGCTTCAGCCTCCGCTAATTTACATAAATTGGTATCATCAAGCAACCATTCCGTTGCTTTTTTGTTTGTATGAAAACTGTGTTCGAGAATAATTCCAGGAACATTTACGGTCCTTGCACCGTGCAAAACCGCGTAGTATTCATCATCAAGCAACCCGTTTTTGTTGCGATCTGAACTGGATTTTCGCGTCGTTGTACGGGCGGGTTGAGTTGTTCCGATGATCTTCTGAACAACTTTTGCAAGTCTCAATCCAATGTCTTCAGAGCGCTCATCGATCGTTGTTTTATCATTTTTTTGGAACACAATTGCGACTGGATAATCAACGGATTCAGAGTTTGAAGCGTTCGAATGGAGGCTGATAAAGAGGTCGCAGCCCTTCGCTTTTTTTCCGCGAGAGGTGAGTGCGAGATCCTTTTTTTGGTTGGAACGGGTCTTTATTACGGCGATTCCACGAGCTTGCAAAGCCTCCGCAAGCAGTTCGTGGAGCTTCCACATGCGCACGGATTCGTAGTACGAAGAGTTGACCGGAGAGCGATTATAGTTGCCGTAATGCCCCGCATCCAGGCAAACTTTCACCATCTACTTCACCGCCTTTATGGAGCTTTCGATTTTTACTTCTAACCAATTATCCACATCAGAAACTGTTTTTTCCAACCAACGATAAGTAGATGCACTCATGGTATTTAGAGCCGCATCCTTGGACTTTTTCAACGCTATTTTCTGTGCCTCGGCATCAAAACAACCGGATTGTTTTAGGTTGTCTACAAAAGTTTGATTCACATAATTAACAGCGCTGCAGATGTCGTTGATGGCAGCTGCGTACTTGCTGTCAGCATACTTAACAGAGAAATATTGACATGCTCCACGCACCACCAACGATAAAAAAACCATCAGTATCACATAGAGAATATCGTTCAAAGATAACATCATCCATTACCTCCGTTTTCGGTGTCAGTGTAAACGTCCGTATCGCTCAGAGCTACATAGCCCTGGCTGAACGAAGCGGGGTGTTTCGTTTTCAGTTGTGTGAGCTTCTTGGTCTTCTCCCACTCCAGGTCGGACTTGTCCTTGGCATTTGCTCGCCACATATAAAAACCCAGAACGGTCGCCAGCGGACCGACAATGCTCGGCCCGATATAGGCGACAGGGGAGAGGTCTTTCAGTCTGTACATCTCGTAACATACGAAAATGACAAACCTCACGGCTAACAGGCAGAAAGTCGCAACGATCATGGTGACCGAAATCTTGCTGTACTCCCTGCGAATGCTTGCTCATGGCATGCCTCCTAGAAAGAACCCGGCCCATATTTCAGGGCCGGGATAACGTGCACGGGGTTAGGCCTTAACAGCAGACAGGGTGCCGTCATTGGCAACAGAAAGCTTGTACTTGGTGCCGTTGGGAGAAGTCAGCTGAATATACTCTTCGTCCATCGGATGAACGGTTTCTGTAACAAAGAAAATTTGGAAAGTATGGTCTCCGGGAACTGCGTTTTCGATAATCAGTTTCGGCATACCACCCGATACAAAAGTGCAGTACATATCAAACGGAAAACCATCTGCAGTTCTAAAAGCGTAGATTTTGTCTGCATCTTGTTCATCTGCTTTAGCAGTTGCAAAATAGTCCTTGCCATCCCAAGTAACCTTATACTTTGCGCCGTCATCGACAGCGCAAATCATATCTTCGGTATTAGTTCCATCAGCGCCGATTGTTACCGTGACCTGACCTTCGTAGTTATCCATATAGGTTTCTTCCTTATACGGATAACCTTCCGGCAGAAACTCCGGGTCCATCGTGTGGATGGTTTCAGCGATAGAAGTCAGTTTCATAGTAAAACCAAGAACACCATTGTCGGCGTATACAGAAGCAGTCCAATCGACATTGTTATATGCCCGCACCCAATATGTAACCACACATCCATCTGCCGAAATGATGAAGTTATTTTCCTGACCGTTGTACTTTTTACACACGGCATCATAAGAAACGCCGTTAAGCGTAATTGTATACTTAGCATTTTCGGTCGGAGTGTGTAAGACATCTCCTGCATTTACACCATAGCTGCCGTCGGGACTATTAGCAAAAGTGCCACTACTTTCCGAAGTGAACTCCTCGCAGATCACCACCTCGCTGCTTTCCTTATACGGATACCCCTCGGGCAGGCGCTTGGGGTCGATAGGGCCGGTGCCGCCGCCCGGTGCCCATACGGTCTTCTTTCCCCGCAGGGTCAATACTTTTTCTCCACTCATGGGTTTACACCTCTCTCATTAAAGTCCGATCTTTGCCAAAAGAAACGCCAGCACCGCGCCGGCCACGCCCCACAGGAGCTTGTCCACCACGCCCTCCCAGCGTTTGCCGGGCTTGCTCTCCAGAACATCAACCTTGCTCTCAAGCCGGCCCACATCGGTCTTGACGCTTTGGATGGCCTCAGTCTGGTGCTTCTGTTCGGCGGCCATCACCTGCAGACTGGACGCCATCGAGTGAATGGCTGCCTGTTCCTGTTCCAGTTTTTCCAGCCGGTGCATATTGGATTTGCTTCTCTGCTCAACTTCTGTCAAGCGGTGCTCGATCGTGGTCTCCATCTAGGCACCTCCTCTGTCATTTTCTCATGCGGTTTGTATACAGTGGAGTTAGACAGTCACAGCGGACAGAGTGCCGTCATCCGCAACGGTCAGCTTGTATTTGGTGCCGTTGGGAGAAGTCAGCTCAGGCAGAAACTCCTCGGCCATCGGGTTGGTGATTTCATTGGCAAAACTTGTGATAAATGTGTCACCACTGCTCACAAAGTAAATGCCGGGAGTCTTGAACTCTACGCCAGCAACGACTGCATAAGCTTTCCGGATAACAGCCATCGATGTTGTCAAGGTTGCACCTTCGGTTACATACCCGTTCGACACAAACTGATCCCAATACGAAGCCATTTCCGAAGTGCCGCCATCACTAGAAATAGCAGTTCCGCTTTTAATTTCTCCGTCAGTGAGGATTTCTCCCGAAATCCAGTAAAAATCCAAACCAATTGCCGAATAGTGCTCTCGCCCCTCGCTGTTACCATCCCACTCAATGGTCACACTCTCCTTATGCGGATACCCCTCGGGGATACACTTGGGATCGATCTTCTGTACATTCTCCACGATCTCGGCGACGGAGAAGGTGTGCTTGCCAGCGGTGGTATTATACAAAATTACTCTGCTCTTTGAGTCGAGGGCCGTATTTTGTTCTCCGCCGGTATAATACGAAAAATCCCCATGTCTTACATAGGCGGTCAACATATTCTGCTTTACTCCGGTCAGAATATATTCCACGCCGTCGAATACACACCGGTATCGCTTGCCATGTTCAAAAAACCTCACATTCCCGTTTTTGTCATAAAACGGCACAGGTTGAAAGGTTTCACTTTCCTTCCCTCCGACGGCCTCAACCGTCACTTCGCCCCACTCGTCATAGACTTCCTGGGCATAGGGAACGCCCTCGGGCAGGCGCTTGGGGTCGATAGGGCCGGTGCCGCCGCCCGGTGCCCATACGGTCTTTTTCCCTCTCAGAGTTAATACTTTTTCTCCACTCATGGGTTTACACCTCTCTTATTCTTTTGTTTTCCACTTCGGGCGGGGTGACTGCCTATTAAGGATCTACATATAACCCTAGAGTCATAAGTTTATAGTAATAGGTCGGGTCAAATGCTATGGAATTTGTGGTCACAAGATTTACAGTTATCGTAATCTTGCTGTTTGCCTTATCTATTACGGCAGTACAATTTCCTGTTCTGTACTCTCGATTTTTTTTTGTGAGTACATAACCTATGCCTACACCATTTCTGGCAAAGCCAACGGAACAAGCAGCTACTGAATAATCCTCGTTTGTCACTTTGTAAATATTACCAAAGCCGATATGAGATACGCCTGCCACCTTGCCGCTTTGATATGCAGAAAGTGATTGACCATTGATTGTTACATTTGATAATGTCCACACAAGGGTGTAGTTGTTGTTGCTAAGAACCTGGCCGTTTTCAAAACTGCTGCAGGCAATTTCGCCCACTTGCAACGGCACTACATCACCGCCCCCAGCGCTTGCCATGCCGGTCACTTTCAAACCAGCCGCAGAAGTAAAGGTCTTGCCAGCTGCCACGTCAGCGGCGGTGGCATCGCCAAATTCGGAATGAGGGACCTTCACGGCAACATCTCCGCCAGAATGTAGAATGCCTTCACTTGTTGCGGTAGATATGACTTCAAGATAATCGACTCCCGTACTTTGCCACAGAAAATCCAATTCAAAATTACTCCAAGCGCCGCCATTTTCATCATGTACCGGAAGTCCACCTGTCACCTTCTTGCCGTTGACATAAGCCGTCTTTCCGCTTGCCATATCGGCAGCGGTGGCGGTGGCGTCAGAGGTGTCCAGTTCCACCAACGTTCCCTCCACCACAGCGCCCTCCTGGTCGATCAGCTGCTTTCCCTGCCGCAGATCGGCGGCACCGCCGGGAGAAGTCAACTCGGGCAGCTGCGTCCCAGTCTCAATGGCCCGCACCAAATCAGGATAGGTGCCAAACACATCGCCGGGGGTCTGGCCTTTTTCGGTCAGCGCCGCTTTCAGGTCGGCTTTGGTGACCTTCAAAAGCGTCAGCTTGTCAGCCGAGGTACCCATCAGACCACCTCCCCGTTGATTTCATCTAGCGCGGTGTTGATAGTGCCAACGATACCGTTTACATAAGCCGCGATGCCCCCGGCGATCTTCACCGCACCGTCAGCATCGTAATCGGTCTTGAGCATATCACCCGAACCATCGCCATCCGCACCGTTAAGCACGTCAAAGCTCTTGGTTCCGGTGGCATCAGTGATAGTGATGCGGTGGCCGTTTTCAATGTTCGTAACAAAAAGGGTAGGGGAGGTGCCGGGAGAGCCGTTCTCACCGTCCATAACATCGACGGTCGTGGTGCCCTTGGCGTCGGTAAAGCTCACACGATGGCCACCGGTGATATCCGCAACCGAAACGGTGGGAGAAACGCCGTCCTTGCCCGGATCGCCCTTGTTGACACCCTGGGCCGCCGCCACGGCATAGGCCTTCCACTGCGCGCCGGTGATGTGATAGGCTGTGCCCTGGAACTCCACCACCAAAAGCGCATCATCCGAAATGTCCGCCAGCTTGGGCAGCGCGCCGATCGTCTTATCAGCCATCCTTCTTCACCTCTTTTTCTTCTGGCAAAAGCTTAAAGGCCGCCCGCAGCTCCTGTCGGGCCATGGCCATGGCGTCCACCGCCTCTCCGCTGACAGGGATCTTGCTCAGCCAGGCATAGGCCTTGTCCATGTGTTCTTTTACCTGTTTGGTGCTCATACTCTCGCCTCCAGTTGCCCCACGCGGGCCTTTAATTTCTGCACCTGGTCGATCAGAAGACCGATAAACTCCATATAACGAAGGAAATACCGCTCGGTGCCGTCCTCTGCGATTTCTCGAACCACGGCGCCAAAGTCCTGGTTGGTCAGCCCACAGAGCAGCAAAGCTTCTTCCACTTCCTGTGCGATCATGCCGATATGCACCCGGTCGGATTTGCCGTTGTTCAGCTTGTAGCCCACAGCACGCAGCGCGTCAAACAGAGCATCGTAACCGTCCAGACCGTAAAAAATATCGTGCTTTTTGTTTCGGTCAGAGGTCACCGCCGTGCCGTCCACATAAACGTCCACGGCGCTTACCATGGCCCAGGGATAGTTGTTGTTGCCGCAGTTATAGGCCTCCGGGTCGCTGGGGTACATATGGTCGTTCATCCAGATACGGTCGGAAACCTCAATGCTGGCCCCTTCGTTCGACCCCAGATAGGCCGCGCCGTCATAGGCCTCCAGTCGCAGAGCGCCATCAGAATACAGCTCGATTGCAAAGCCACTGGAGGTGGCGCCGGTGATGTCAATGCCGCCGGCAAGGACCTCTCTGTTGGTCAAAAGGCCAACCGTGCCGCCCAGCAGTTCAGAGGCCTTGACCGTGCCGGTCATCAGCATATTGCCGTCGATGTAAGTGCCGCCGTTGTACCGCCAGCCGTCCACCGTGTCGGCGGCGTCAGCTGCTGCGGCCTCGGCGTCTGCCGCCAGAGAATAAGCCTCATTGATCTCGTTCCGCACATCGGCAGAAAGGTCTGTCCATTTGATGCTGCCCGAAAGGTCGATCTCCACTTGACTGGCCGTCAGTTTTCCGGTGATATTCGCGGCGTTCACATAAAGGCTGTCGGTCTCAATGCTGCTTCCCTTGATTTTGGTGGTGCCGTCCGGGTCGGTGATGGTCACACCGTCCAGCGTCACCGAAAGGGCGGTGTATTTGCCGTTCAGTTCCTCTACCGAGATTTTGACCTCTTCAGCCGTCTTGGAAATCAGGCTTCGGGTCTCGGCCAGCTTGCGGTCGAACTCTTTCTTTTCAGGGCTTTTCCACGAATATTCATGTTCCAGAGCGCTTTCGCCCGGTGCGGCAATCTCACTCATGTGGCCGGGGCCAAAGTTCACGACCCGATAGGCCAGAAGGGAATAGATGCCGTTGACCGTAATGCCGTCACCCAGCTCGGCAGTAGGGGAGAGGATGGCGTTTTCGGCCCGATACCCTTGATATGTTTTGCCCTGCAACTTTGTCAGAAGGTTGTCCGCCATAGTCTGTGTGCCATAAGGACAACTGACCTCTAGCATATAGCCGGTATCGTCACCGGCGATCAGCTCGTTTTCATCATCCAGAAGCAGGGCAATTCCGGTGATCGGACCGAGCTTGTCATAAAGTTCAAAAGAGGAAACACGCTTTCCTACAATGTGCTTATTGTTCATACCAGGATGCGTTCACCTCCAAACGTGATGGGGTCGCCGTCCTCGTCCACCAGGTAGTGGGTTTCCTCGGGCATACTATCGAACAGCGGCACCAACAGCAACTTACCCGCGTTGGTGAAGATCCAGTTGCCGCCGTGGGCCGCGCCGATGAAGCCCAGCACGTCCCGCAGCGTCCAGTCGTTCGCCGGATAGTCGATGGTATAAGCGCTGTTCAGCACCGTTCGGCTGTCCAGTTCCACCCCCATCAAATCACAAATGACTTGCACTGCTTGGGGCATAGCCATCGGGAAAACCAAAGACTGGTCGGGAACCCACACGATATCACCCCGCATCATGGCATCGTATGCGATGATGTTCAGCTTATCGCCCACCTGTATCCGGGTGTCCGTCCAGAACACGCCAAGCTGATACCAGGTACTGTCCTCCAAAAGTACCCAAGGAACAATCTTCGCCATTTTGGGGATATCACCTTTTGGCCAGAACGTGATATCCAGCTCTGCCGAACAGGTATTGCCGACAGACAATTTATCAAATAGGGGATGCTCCAGTTTGACCGCAGCCACGTCGGACATTCCATACTCAATGCCCGCGATATCAAACTTGTACTGATAGCCCAGTTAAATCACCCCTCTATCAGCGGAAATGTGATTCCAGTCCACCATTCTGTTCCGTCCGGTTTCACCATCAAGAAAGAAGCAGGGTGGTTATTGGCGTACATCTTTCGTGTGACCACTCCCGCCTGGGGGTCGGTGTAGCGTACCGTGACCCATTCCGGCATGATAAGGGTCAATACGGTCTGTGCTTCCTTGGATTTCAACGGACGGCAAGTGATATCCAACCGCCGCTTCGTTGCCACACGATTTCGGCGCAGGTCGCCTTTCAGGTCACGACCCGCGCCCTCACCGTCCACGTCAGAGCGCTGCCACTGTACGCCGCCATATGCGATGTAGGGGGTAATGTCTACACCGTCGATATCGAGGATCATGCGCATTACCTCCGTTTATGCGTTGTTCAACGCCTTGCCGTACATACGGTTTCGGCGGTTTTGGATCTCGGTGGTTTTCTGACCGACTTTTGAGCCGTCCAGGTAGATATCGCCACCGTTTTCACGGATGGCTCCAATAATCTGCTGAGCCACCGCAAAAACAGCATTCACGACATCTTCATTAGCGTTACGTACACCGGCGGAAATCCCATCAACAATCTGGCTGTTGTTGGCCACGGCACTTTTGCTGCCGATACGACCTACCAGCTCAGGACCGGCTTCACGGGCGATAAACATTTCACCCTGAGAAGGGAAACCCCCGCCTGCGAATGTTGGGATTTTTGGAATCGTGAACAGCCGAAAGGTCTTGGCTTTGGTGATGGTCTCGCCCAAGATGGAAATAGACGGGATGGTGATACTCAGTTTCCTATTGCACCAGTCGATAAACTGGTTCAGTACACCGATAGCACCATTGACTCCGTTTTTGATGGCCTGTTTAACGCTGTTGCCCAGCTCGGACCACTTTTCGACCGTAAACCATGGCTTCACGTGGTTTTCGAACCAGTTTTTGACCACATTGACAATATTCACACCGAATAATGTCTCGGTCAGGGTACCAATCAGGTCGAGAGCAGCACCCGCAATAATGCTCAGGCCGTCCCATGCTTGTCGCCAATCCATGGTCCATGTGCCTACAAAGTAATTGATGACCCCTTGCAGGCAAGCAATAAAGAAGTCTTTCACGGCGGTTGCGACAGTGGTGGCAGCGGATTTGATCTTCATCCAGGTTTCGTCAGAAACGAGGCCTAATGTTCGCAACGCGACTGTGATGCCTTCAAAGGCCAGCAACACAATGCCGAGGATTTGTCCACCCGGCACGAACATCAGACCAAGGCCGGCAATGGTAATCAATAGGTCTTTCCAGTCCAGATCCAGTGTGGTGATCCATCCCTGAATCTCCTTTAGAGCACCGAGAATGTAATTTTTCACGCTGTCAGGGAGCATATCAAGGACAGCAAGGCCAATATCTTTTAGTACACCCCAAACATCCACGAGAATAGCTTTCACAAAACCGAAAACACCGGACAAGGCCTCGCCCACACGTTTTACACCAACGCGAAATTGTTCACTGTTGGTATACAGGTCCAAAAACCGCAGAGCGATAGTACCAATCACGGCGGCTACAGCTCCAAACTTCAGGAAGGAAGCTATCATCGATTGGCTTTGCGTCAACACGGTAGGGGTGATACCCAGCAGATACCCCAGGGCAGTTGCTACGTCCTTTAGGCCAGAGAGGAATGCACCGCCGAACTTCCAAGCTAAAAATGCGGCGCCGATCAATCCCGCAAGCGTCAGGATGGTTTTCAATCGTTTTTTGATTTCATCCGTGCGCTCCGTAAGGCCATCGAGAAAGTTGTACTCAGGTAGTTCAATGCCTAAGTCGCCGCCCAGGGCAGACCCGCCGGAACCAGAATTCGGGCTGTCCAAGATAGTCAACTCATCAATGCCTAACAGCTGTCGTTTCAATTCTTTAGCGCTGCCGATTGCGGCATCCAGGCCATCCTCGATATCGGAGCCAATGTTATCCATACCGGAATAGTCGATCTCCGGAAGTTGGAACCCAAGAAGATGTGCAAGGGCGGTCGCCGCTTCGGTCATGATTTCCACAAAAGCCCGCACCCAAGGGATGACCTGAGTGGCGATGACGGAAACGATGTTACCCAATGCACGTTTCAGCTGAACCAGTTGGGCTGACAGGATACGCATGGCGTTCGCTGGGGTGATAAGCGTCCGGGCCATGTCGCCCATAATACCGTTGGAGTTCTCAATCAGCGTGATGTACCGCAGTTGCGCTTTTTGCGCCTCGGTCATCGTGCGGACGCTCTGCTCAATACCGTGGGCAAACGCGGTTTCCTGCAGGGCAGCCACAGACAAGTTGTAACCAAAGGCTTTCAGACCCTTAATTTGCCCGGTCATACCGGACTGGAGTTTCTGCATCGCTGTGTCGATATCCGTATTGAAGAAAGAAGACAGGTCATATCCCAATTGGGTCAAGTTCTGGCTCATCAGTTCGGCCTTATCGGCAGAAACACCAAATCCGGTCGCCATTCGCATGAATACACCTTGGTTGGTGATCCACTCGGAGATATCAATTCCCATCAAATCTTCAATTTTATTTGCAAATTCCATAGCCGAATCGGCACCTTCACCCATGGTCACGCGGAACAGGTTCAGACTCTCGATATATTCGTTACTTTCATTGAAGGCATCCGCAAAAATATCGGTCAGCCTGTCCATTCCGAGGGTAAAGGCTGTTATTTTAGCAAGGCCTTTGGTAAACGATTTTCCGAGGTTATTGAAGGACCTGGACGCCTGTGGAACGTTCCTATTGCCCATGTTTCTTAATGTCATTGAGGCTTGTGAGAGCTGCGGGGTCAGAGCGCTCACAGCGATCCGGAGATCTTCAAGCGCACGCGTCAGGGCATCGATGCCGGAAGCTGTTCTGGTGGCATTGGCCTCAATCTGGATCTCCAAGTTTTCAATGGTTAGCGCCATTTATGATCAACTCCCGATAACCAATTCTGGCTCAGGAACGGAACTGTTTTTGTGTTGCCGCGGCCCAGGATTTCAGCCACATTTCGGCTTGCGCCTGCGCCTCTTCGACTTTTGCCTCTTCGTGCGCGGCAGCAGCGGAGGAGTTAAAGGAATACGGTTTCTCGGCATAGCTCCGGTGGTCTTTCTTGTTTGGGCTGAGGTGCGTCAAAGCGGAGCTCACGGCATCATACACATACAAGCCTTCGAGCCAGGCTTGGTTGTTTTCATATTCTTGTCGCATTTGAAATGCCTTGCGGAAATAACGGGGGAGGGAAGGGTCGCCTTCCCAGTATTCCGCTGAAGACATGCCGATGGACAGATAAAAAGGGAAGTGCTCATCGAATATTTCCGAGAATGTTTGGGGTGGGTGTGGGTCGACGCTGTTTAGTTCGTCGCCCACGCGATGCCGTTTCCCTCGTCACCGTCAGCAGTTAAGGCCTGAATAGGTTCGCTATACATCTGGGCAAGGGTATCAATCAGCGATTTTTTGTCCAGCATCTTGTCATAAATCGCGTCGATCACCGCACGGTCCGTAAACCTGTGATTAGCTTTGAAAGCGCCGGCAAACAGGTCGGGGAGGATGGTCATAGGTGCTGTGTCGATACGAGAGGCCACGAACCCCTGTTCTTCCATCTGTCTAACCGTTTTACGGGTATATTCAAGGCAATAATCTTTGCCCTCATAAGAAAACGTGATTTTCGTCGCCATCGGCGTAGCCTCCATTCTTACTGATCAACTTTGGTTTCCCAGATGGGAGCGCTGGTCGGCGTGATGTATACAGTGGTTTCCAATACACCATTTACAGCAATACCCGGAAGCCCCATGGCAGCGGGTTCACCGGTGAAGAATACCGCTTTCGGCAGTTTGGGGTGGCTGATCTGGAACCACATACGCTTTTGAGATGTAATACCAGTTTCATAAGCCTCCACAATACCTTCCCACTGAGTTTGCAGAGCTTCCGTGAAGTTGGCCAGGAACCCAAGAGCACCGCCGACATCCTTTAAACCGGCAACATAGAACTTGTACTCTGTTTCCTCTAAATCCGTGGCCTCATGGGTCTCCGGTTCTGGGTTGAAGTCAGGAACTTCTTTTAAATCCGATATATGTGTATAGCCGGCGGTCGGGCGAGTGTTGGCCGTTTCCTCAACGGCGTACCACACCTTCACACCGGCTGTAGAAAGAGCAATTCCAGCCATTTTTATACCTCCGTCGTTACATGGTCTTTTGCGTATCGTGTTATACGGCGGGTGATTGTAGTGTCAGCATTGGCAATCAACTGACAGAAAGTTCGGGGATAATACAGATTGGCCATCACCCCGTCAATGACAGACACAATGGCCTTGGTCTGTTCTTTGGCATCCCTCGAACGTTCCAGATTGGAAAAAACACCAAACTCATATTCTTCGGAGGTCACATTCTCCACCCGGTCAAATGTGGAATAACGCGTGTTGACCTCTGTGTTTTTCTGGACGATAGATACGGCGGGGAACTGGGGAGGGGTGTTCACCAGTTCGACGCCTGTTATAAAAATTGGGTCAAATGCCGTTCGCAAGGCTTCGGAGACCGCATCGAAAATCCGATTTTCGTGGTCGATCATCCAAACACCTCCTTGACGATTTTCGGAAACTCTTGCTTCAGCCGCAGTGCCGTTTCGTACAGAAACGGACGGCTTGGCTGGCCTTTTGTCCAATGAGCCTTTCCATCGTCACCGGGATAGAACCACCCGGCATTTCCGTGATCATGTACGTCATGCTCCCAATCGAACGCGCTGTGGGCGGGGTGATACGGGCTGGTTTTCCCCACGATTCCCGTGCCAAACTCGACAAATATGCCGTACTCCGCATTGACCCGGATAAATCCCACCGGATTCTTACCGAAAGAAAATAGATAGCTGTTAATAGACTTCAGTAGATCTCCGCTGTAAACGGCGTCCATTTCAACTACTTTCGCTCGGGCGATATCCGCGCCACGGTCGGTTAATGTCTCGACCAGGAGTCGGATGCGCCGTTCCAGGTCCGCTTTGTACTCATTCAGTTCGGTCACCGCATTGGCGATGCTATGGGGGTCAAGCCGCACCTTGATGACTTTCCTCATCGGGATACATTCACCCGCCTTATGGCATACCGAATACAGTTCAGGGACTTACTTACGGCAGCTACTTCAAAATTGTGCGTTTCCTCAATGGAGCGCCCATCTAACCACAGGCGGGAGTATTCATCGATGGGGCATGATAGGTCATGAGTGACCATCTCGCGGTCATATTGCAGATCGGCGCCAAAGGCCTGAGCTTCTGCTTCGCCTTTATTTGCCGAGATACAAATAGCCAGAGGAATCGGAGATGTATAGCCCTTTACCTCATGGGTGTTGCCCCATTCATCGGTATCAAGGGAAAGTTTGCGCAACGCATAATAGATCTGCAGCTGATTTCGCCTAAGATCCCGCATCGTATATCACCACTTTGGCCACCGGCACGACCCGACGCTTTAGGCTATCTGAGATGCCGGCATTTTCATAAGTACGTGACACGCCGCTTTGACTGTGTGCCGTTTCGCCTTCCGCGCCCATTTTGGAAATCAATTCAATGGCCATTTCGACCTGAAGCCCCATGTATTGAGGTTCCAGGTCTTGACCATCGGAATAACCAAAAGGGAAGCGAAGTTCGAGGATAATCAGCTTGGCTCGTTCAAGAGCAGACTCCATTAACGTGTCATCGGCAACGTCAGGCAGCCACAATTTCAGTTTTTCCAGCTGAGACATCCTCGGTCACTCCCTTATTCGCCGTCAGCAGCAGCGATTTTACGAGCGTTGGAAAGTACTTGACCGACAGCGCCACCAGTTGAAACGACCTCGACTTTGAGGTATTTACCAACTTGGTCTTCGGTAGGCGTATAGGTAGCATCCGTAGCCCCTTCGATGTCGTAAAATAGGCCAGAAGTGGAGCTTCCTATTTTCCACTGGTAGGCAAGGATTGGTTCCTCAGTAGGTTCCGTGTTGTATGTCAGACCTAAATCAGCCGTTGCCACACCGACTTGTGCTGCACCAAGGACGACTTTATCCAGCGTAGCGCCAACTTCCGTAGTTTCCACAGACTGATTGGCGATGAATACCTTAGTCCCTGTGTATGGAGAGTAGGAAGTTGCTATGCCCGTAAAGACCCCATGAAGACCTTCGTACCCACAATCTAACCCCCATGCTCCAGCCAACATTTCCACTTCGGATGCGGCTTGACGGCCAATGCGCATCCAGTTCCAGTTACCATTCTGGAACGGTTGCTCTACGATGGAGAGTGCACCGATGTTCAAAAGCAGTGCCGTGCCGTCCGGAAGATAGCGAAGGTTCACAAGACGAACAACACCGCGGACAGTGTGGATCTCGGTTACAGCGATGCCGTTGACAGCACTTAATCCGGTTACAATCTCGAAGTGTTCGGCTTTCGCCTCGATAGCAAGTTGCGTAGCAGTGATGTCGTTACAGCCTAAAATGAGGTCTGTGGATGGTGCACCATTGTCCGCCATGGCGATTAGCATTTCGTTCAGGACTTGCCAGCTCATTTCATTACCGCGTAGATCCATGACGTTGGTCTTGATGGAGTCAAGTAGACCGCGTGTGCGATTGGCAATGTTGTTGTTTCCGTCGCGGAACTGGTATTTGCTGTTGATGATGGCATATTCAATGTCCTGAGCCAGCTCAAGAGCCTTGTGTGCGCGTTGGAAGTCTACTTCCGAATTGGGATTGCCCTGTTGGTTGGCAAGGTTCGGACCGTTTAACAGCCCACGGTTACCTGTGCCGTAGTCCGTCCAGGCAATGGATTTCGTATGAATTTGCGTGACATTTGTCGTTTGCTTACGGCCAATAGGCGCGAAATCAGGGATTTCTGTTGCCGATTGTGTCTCGGACACAACGCTGTCACCCGCGACTGGTGATGCAAAGTGCTGGCCGACAATGAAAATTTCGGAATTTGTGGTGCGTCTGCGGTTCCCGATCATGCTCAGTAAAGGCGTGTCTGCTCTGCCTTGGCGGAATAGGATGGGACCGGCGTATAAGGCGGGATTGCCTGACGCGATATAGTTATTGATATTGATTGGCATGGTCATTCCTCCAGAAAGTTAGTTTGCGTGGATGGCTCCTGGAACGACTGAACCGCTCTCGCAAGTGTTTTCGGCTAAGTACTGTATTCGCTTACTGGATTTCTCAAAAACCCAAAAGTAAGCATTGTATTTCCGTGCGTGTTTTTGGTTTTTGGCCTGCCAGTTGGCCACCAAGCGGGATTTGGCAAGCAAAATAAACAGGTCTTTCGGATAAAATCCGGCCTTTACAGCGGCGTTTGCGATAAATACATGGCTCATGTATTGCTTTCCACTGCTGACCTTGTCCTGGCATTTGAAAATCAAGATGCCGTTTGGTTTGAGCACACGATGTGCCTCAGTTAGGCTGTCTACATAAAACTGATGCAGCGCGTGTTCACTGGCATACACACCAAAACGGCGGTTGATGATATTTCCTGTGTCCTCATTAAGCGATTTCCCCGTTGTGGCCAAAAACGGCGGGTCAAACATCATGCACTGCACACTTTGGCCAGGGAGTGGAAGGTTGCGGCTGTCTCCGAACGAAACAGATTCGCTTTGCGGGGAAATGTCAAACTTGTATCGCGGCTCCGCGATGCCAGTGTTTTTGTAGAAATAACCCCTGCTGTAGGTGCTGTCGACGTCGATGCGTTCATCAGGAACATACAGCTTTAAAATGTTTTTGATGATCTCAGACTGGTCATAGGAGATAGACTTGATCACCGTCATTGTTGAGCAAGTTGCTCCATTTCTTCACGGCAGATACGCATATAGGCCACTTCATCACCGGCGCTGAGTGCGTCCAGTTTGGCTTTGGAGTAATCCATAGTAAGCGCACTTGTGTTGCCGCTGGCAGAAGGTGCAGGCGTGCTTTTCATCAGTTCTTCACGAATGGCAGCTGTTTTTTGTGTGATAAAGGTCGCAAGGTTAGCGTTGATCGTGACGGTATCGCCATCGACCAATGCCTCAGCCGTGGATCTTGCAAGCTCCTCCGGATAGCCCATGGAGACATAGGATGCCGTTTCTCTTGCGATGGCAGCGGCACGTTTGTTTTCCATGGATTCTGTTTCCAAGGTAGCGATACGGGCCAGGAGATCTGCATTTTCGCCGCTGGTGGCGTTGTGCTTGGCCAACGCGTCTGCCAATTTTTTGTTGGCAGTGTCTAACAGGCGCTTTTGTGCTGCAGTGCGGTTGGCCACACGAGATTCCAGTTCGCTTTCGTCAAATAACGTGCGGTTGGATAATGCGGTATTGATGTCTTCCAAGGTCATGTCGTCTTTATAGGCGTCGCCTAACAGGGTTTTCAAATCCATTTTGTATGTCCTCCATTTGATACAGCGGTTGGGGCCGCGGAATGTGTTCTCCGGCAATACGGGGCCGGGGACCCGAAATATAAAAAAAGTGCCGTTCCATAACCTCCAAAAAGAGGAGAAGAACGGCACTGATGGCACTAAAATAATTTCAGGTATATACAAGTGATTTTTAAGTCATACACAAGACTTGTGTCATGTTACGCTGATTTCCAGTTCACATCGGCAGTTACAGTCCAGGGCCGGGTTGTTAAACAGGCCCGGAGCGGGAGCGGTGTGCTCGGCCACCTGAAACAGGCCGTCCAATGGCAGGCTTACACCTTCCAGAGCAATGTGGGCATCCCGCTCCTGTTCGTCCAAAACACCACGCCAGGTCTTATGCACCGTCAGACCCACGGAGGATAGCGTTTCGCCGGCGTGTAATGTGCCCGTTGAGCGGACACGATGGCCGTCTGTCTTTAAAAGCGTTTCTACTTTTGAGACAAACAGCCCTAGATCCCCGGCAGCATATTCTTCGATGCGCTCGACAAAGGTTTTTCCACCTACCGATGTGTAAAGCGCCCGTGTTCGAGCGGCATCATCCGGGAGGGCGTTGAGCCATGGCTCAATACCGGAACGGTAGGCTTTGTCGTACTCTGTCTCCAACCACTCTTCCACAATAGGGACTACCGTGGAGGCAAGGAGGTCTATCAGAAAATCAATGTTGTCATACTGTACGACTTCACGCTGTACGGCGGAAACCAATTCCCGAAGCTGAGAGCGCAGAACATTTAACTCGTCGATAGGGAGCATAGGTTAGTCCTGCTTCTGGATGTTGCCCTTGCCGGTAACATTCCGTTCCAAACTGTCTGCCGTCTGGGGCTGATTAGTCACATCCACAGCGCCCAGGGACTTATCCTCGGTGCCGTGCATCTTCTCCATAGCTTTGTCGGCGGTGTTCTTGCTCTCTTCATAAACCTGTTCAGGGTCAGAGAACACACCCACCTCACGATAGGCGATGCGAGGGGAGACACCTGCCTGCATCAGGTTTAACATACCCTGTGTTTTGGTAAGAAGGTCATTGGACTTGCTCAAAGTGAACTTAGTTTGAAGGTCTGTGACCTTCAGACCGGCTAAGGAAGCCGGGGTTTTGGAGCTTTTTTCAAGGATGGCCAGGGCCACACGGTACATTTCACGGTCACCCTTTTTCCAAGCGGAAATGATGCGGTCGGCGCTGTATTGCGCTTTGCGCCAGCCGCCGGCCCCCAGTTCGGTAGCGGCGCCGGTGTTTCCACCGCTGCTTTGCTCACGGCCGGGGACGGAGCACACCTCTAAAATGTGATAGTACTGGTCGTCCACCATGCCCTGAATGCCCGCCTGGTCCAGGTTGTTTACAAGGAATTTAACCTGCGGCTGAACTCCATCCTGGACATTTGGTGTAAGGAGACATAGGGATTCCTTCAGCTGTGCCTGAGCATGTTCGTCTAAATCAACGCCGGAGATCCATAAAATGCTCTGAACAAACTGCTCCAAATCATCCACACGATTGGAAGCGGAGGTATTTAATGCATCCATTAAAGGGATGGCTTTTTCAAATGCCCCCATAAGCTCGGGCATGGCGTATTCCACAATGGGGATCGCACCAATGCCGTTGGGAGAGACCCCGATCAATTTCAGAGTATCGCCTGGAGATACCGAAGCAAGTTCAAAACGGGTGGTGTCAGAATAGGCTGTCAGGTACATGGAGCCATCCAGCTTTTTCAGGTAAGACACACCAAGGACTTTTCGTTTGAACACGTCGTTTTGATAGACGCAAAAGGTAGTTTCCGGAGCCATGTCCACAATACAAAAAGGGGAGAGGTCCCCATCGTTTGGGTTAGGCAATATACCGCGATAACCCAAGGCGCAAGTGAGCATATCCAGCGCGATTGTCTGATCAACGTCGTCTTTGCCTTGCTCATCCATCATTTGCTGAAATGGTGTGATGTCAACAGTCGTGTCTGAGTTGGCAGAGCGGACGATGTCGATAGGTGAGCCAAAGATATAGGATAATTTGAAGTCCATGACCTCACTGGCGGTGTTTACAACGACTTTGTTGGTGATATCCTCACGGGTCTTCTTTGTCCGGTGCAAAATTGGCTGATCGCCGGCAAGGTAACGACGGAGGTATTTGATTTCTCTGGCATTCTGGTGATGAATGCGTAAGGCTTCTGCGATGATCTCTTCAATATTGCCGGTATGGATTGTGTCAGCATCGCAGAATATTTTTCGTCTGCCTAGCAATAAAAAACACCTCCAAAAACAAAAAAGTGCCAGTCAACTCATACACTTGCGTTCTGCGTACAAGATGACTGGCACTCGGCACTTAGTTTAATAATGATATTCTTTTTACATCGCTTGCAATAGGGAGCGATCCGGCCGGTAGTTTCTGTTCCGACCATACACAGCCATGTGCTGCAAGCGGGGCAGAAAACCTTTACGATGTCGTTTGGCAAAAATACATTCACCGACCTGTTTTAGTTTGATTTGATGGGAATTGCGGGAGTTGAACCCACTTTGCCCAAATATGCAGTTCCCAGGGTGCCGCATTCAGCGGCATATACAGGTTTGCGGCTTTGCCTGTATGCCGGCGTTTCGCTTGACCAATTTGAGGGGGGAGAAGGTCTGGAAACTGCAAAACTGTCTTCCCCAGTGAATCCCCGCTTTGCAAATAAAAAAGGAGTGCCGTACTTCCACCATCATTGTCAACCGACACGGAAAAGGGGAGGGGGGAGGAAGTGGGCTTTACCGCTCTGCAGGGAGCCATCTGAGTACTGTGTAGGAAAAAGTACCTACTTAAATTTTACCGAGCTTATTTCATACTGTCAATATGATTTAACGGAACTTTCAGTCAAGTTTTATCGCAAACGCTCATAGCAATTGTACGGTAGGGAGGTTGCCTTTTACATCCAATACAAAGAAGCAGCGGCAATGCTTCAAAACTACATTTGCCGCCGACCCCCACCGGGACGGCCTTGCCCTGGGATTATAACCGCACAAAAACACAAAAAAATCCCGCAACCCCTGTTGTTTCAAGGGTTTGCGGGATTTTTGCTCTTTCTCTGAGATGGCAATTGGACCACGGCCCGCGGACTTACCGGAACCTTATGGATTTTGGGAGGTGTATTCTTCGTGATACCACGCCAAAAACTCGCCATACATGCGCTCTTCTGCCTTCTTCCGGGCAGTGACGGCGTCTTCGATTTTCGCAAAGGTGCCAAGGTAATAGGTCTTCCCTTTAAACGTGATTTGCGCGACCCATTTTTTTGTTTTTTTGTTCAAATAAACACCATTATGACCGCTGGAGTTGGAGCAGATCAGCCGTTTTTCAGCATTCTCCAACATCGTTACGGACGTTCCATCCACGAACTTCATGTTGTCCTTGATAATGTTGGCCTGCAGGCAGCCGCAGCTTTTGGTTTTGCCGGATTGCAGCAGTGTCTGGTGGACGATTGTCGTGTTGCCGCAGTCGCATTTGCACGCCCAACGGTGGGCACCTTCCAGTTTGCCATAATAGTTTACGACGGTCAGCTGACCAAATCGTTTCCCAACATAGTCTTTCAAGGGAGGATGGCTCAGGCAACCACAGCTTTTTTTATATCCCCGCGTCAACTGTTTGCTGGCGGCGAAACATTCGCTGCCGCAGTCACATTTGCACTGCCAGATTGTACTGCCACCTTTGCTGCGCTGATTCGTAGGTTCCAGACATACAAGATGCCCAAAGCGCATACCGGTGAGGTCTTTTTGTCCGGGAGAAACCCTCGTAGCGCAGCCACAATCGGAAATCGTTCCGCGCTGAAGGGTGCGGGTATCCAACAGAATTTCTCCCCCACAGTTACAGGAACAGCGCCAGATCATATAGCCGTTTTTTCGGTTGTCCGTAGGTTCGGCCACCATTAGTTTGCCCACACGGTAGCCAACGGTAATTTTGGGGTAGTTGGTCTTTTGATTGCCCATCACTTCACCTTCCTCCCTTCTTTCTACCGCCGAACATGACCATGATCAGCAACACCAGCAGCATGGGTACTGCCACCAGCGGTGCCACGATCAGCGGCTCAATCTGCATGGCGTCGGCTGTGACACGGATGGTCTTTGCGATCTCGGCGTTCTCTACCCGGTGTCCCCGCACCAAAAGCCGGTGGCTGTTAACGCCGTAGGGCGTGCAGGTCACCAGTGTGCAAAGATCCTTGTCCTCTTCGATGTGCAGCGCGTCGGTTTCCTGGGGTAGGACGATCAAAATCTGGTCTACCTCATAAGTAAGGGTCTCGTCCAGAATGCGAAACAGGAAGGTATCCCCCTTTTCCAGCTGATTCAGGTTGGTAAACAGCTTAGCTGAGGGTAGACCGGTGTGGCCGGAGACCACGCAATGGGTGCTTTCGCCGCCCACCGGCAGGCTTGTCCACTCCAGATGGCCGATGGCGATCTGCAAAACCGCCTCGTCGGTACCATGATAGACCGGAAGGGAGACGCCGATGCTGGGGATCTCAATATAACCCATAACACCGTTGCCGCCCACATTCAAAAGCTCATCATACTGTACTTTTTGTTCGTCAGACAGGATAAAGATGTTGTCTCGGTTCCGCAGGCTCCGATTGTATTCTACCGCTGTCTGCCAAACTTCGGTATATTTGTCAGTGTCGATGTTGGCGACTTCTTCGGCGTAGGTGGCGATGGCTCGTGACTGGTGGAGAGAGTTCCAGTAGTCTGCCACCGTGGGGTATAGCACCAAGGACAGGCCAATAAGGAAGATAAGTATTAAAATGATGGTAGAAAGATGCTTCTTCATGGACTCTCCTTGATACTGTAACCGGGGAGGGTTTCCCCTCCCCGGTTTGGGTGTTTATGTGATGAAATCAGCTATGTAGTTTAACCCTCGGTGCCCATACGCTTCTTGGTGATCAGCAGGACCACAGCGGCCACGACCATGACGCCGCCCACGATGTAGAAGATGGTGGTGCCCATACCGCCGGTTTCGGGGAGCTCGGTGCCGGACTGGTTCAGAACCTTAGTTTCAACGGTGCTGTAAATCAACTTATCATCATCACCGGTAGTAGCACCCGTAATCTCAATGGTCACAGGATTGGCCAGTTTGTTATAACCAGCGGGAGCAGCAGTTTCGGTCAAATAGTAAGTACCAGAATCCAAGCCCTCAATATTGAAAATACCGGTGGCATCAGTGGTGATTTCAGTCACATGATTCTCGCCGCAATCGCCCTTAGCACAGACTTCATACTTATTGTCGCCCAGATTATGGAGCTTGAGAACAGTAGTGGCTGCATTGTCGGTGCTCAGTTTGAAAGTAGCATCTGCCAGCATGACTTCAGTGGCACCATTTTGGGTGTACTTCACAACTTTTGCATCCCAAGTGTAGGTAACGGTAGTATCCTCGGGAGTATAGGAGGGCTTATTCTCGTCACCATATTGCAATTTGACTTTATTGGTGTTTCCGTCCAGACCAACAACAGCGTTCTCATTCAGAGTGGCAGAGTATTCAACCACAATCTCCGTGCCAGCAGGCAAAGAAGTAATATATGCATTGTCAAATTTGACTTCAAAAGTGCAACTATCGGTAGGATTATCAATCACTTGGTAGTTCGCAGCAGTCACAGCAGTATTACCGCTCTTAACGGACGTAACACCATTATAGGTCAGGCCAGTAGACATGGTATCGTGCAGGATGTAGTTTTCGGCACCCTTCTGAACGGTGATAGTGGCCTTAAAGTTGACAACCTGATTGATGTCGGCATCGTTAGTCTCGCCCCAAAAGTTGTTGGAATCTTCCTCAACTTTCTTGGTAATGACGGGAGCTACGTTCTTTTCTTTGATGGTGACCTCTTTATCTGTGGTATTCAGAGAGCACAGAGTACCCAAGGTAGTGTCTACCAGATAATAACCTAAATCAAGGCCGGTAAACTCAACAGTAGCATTTACAGCAATTTTTTCACCCTGATTAGAAATGCTCTTTGTCTTGGCGTAAGCCTGAGCAGCTTTGGCAAAGGCTGCAGCAGTTGCATCATCTTCTTTAGCAGTCCAAGTTACATATCCTTGGGCGTCAATGGTCACATAATCAGCACCTGCACCAGTGCCAGTGACAAAAGCATACCACGGGCTGGTATTTGCAATTTTATAGGCATAGTTTTCGCCGCTAAAGCTTTCCAAATCAAAAATCTTATAAATAGTGTAAGTCTGGTCTTTAACAGCATTGTCAATGGTAATTTTACCATCGCCCACAGCCATTGCCGGCACGGCCAGGGAGAGCATGAGAACCAGGGTCATCAAGATCGCTAAAAACTTTTTCATTCGATTTTCTTCCTTTCTTCTTTCTCTATAACAAAATAATTTTTGCGGAAAAGTTTGGAAAAGGGGCCGTTTCTCAGCCACCGGTAACCCTCCTTCCTCTGTATCGCTGCCGGCGCAGCAGCCACAAACAGGGCATAATCGCCAGCAGGCCTCCACAGATCCAGTAGTTTGCCGCACCTCCGCCACCGGTCTCCGGCAGCTCATAGTAGAAGGTGTTGGTATACCTTACAACTTCTGTATTCATCTTTTCGATGGTTCCGGATACAGTTGCAGTTTCCACTCCGTTTACAGTCGTTATAAAGCTGTTGTCTGGGTTCGCTTCTGTAATTTCGTATTTTGCACCATTTGGCAGGTAGCGAACAATGATGTATTCTCCACCCCGCAGTTCAAAACTGCCTCCATCGTACAGAATAATGTCGGTTTTGATGACTCTTCCATCTTTGGCATAGCGAGTGTAAGAATACTCATCCAGCAGACGGTTGCCCGCAGCATCGGTAAATTTGATATCGAAGTGGTACTCCTTTTCCTGATCGACTACTGCACCAGCTACTTCTTTTTCGACTCGAAGGTGTCCGGTGCTCTGCTCAGGGGTGGCAGAGGAAACCGAGGGTAAGGTAAACTGCATATAGCAGGAAGAACCGGAAGCTCCGCGCTCAGTGTAGTAGAAGCTCAGGGTATGGGTGCCGGATGCGTCATCGTCGATATAGTCCCACAGGTTGACGTATTCACCCACGGAGGAGTGGACGCCGCCGATGTCGCAAATCAACTCGCATTTACCGTTCGGATGGGTCAGGAACACCCACATATCATCGTCACCGAAGAACAGGTATTCCAGAGGGCCAATATAATCTTCGGTCAGTTCAAAGTTGACCGCGTACTGCATACCGAAGTAGGCGTTGTGATCGATAGCGTCGTCACTCGTGGGGTTGTTTTCCAGACCATCATCGTTTTTCTGTTTATCACTAAGATCATAAGGAGCTCCAACAAAAGTTAATTGATTCTCTGTTGCACCAAACAGCATATCATGGCCAGAGGCATAGTTGTTTGTATAAGAGTGAGCTTTATCCAACGGCCAGAAGTCGTTGGCGTACATTATTTTAGTTTTGTTCCAATTAGTTCGCTCAGTAAAAGTATCCAGCCCACTGTCGATGACCGTTCCCGATTTGTCATATACCTTTTTCAGCGTATACGTATCGCCTACACGACCAAACTCCAACGTGCAATTCGGGAATTCGGTTTTTCCGAGAGCCGCGCCATCGTCAAATAGCTTTGGCACCGCGATTCCGTCGGCATATTGAATCTTCCCATTTGTAAGTGTGCTGGCGATACCGTAGGTGCAAGCAGTTGCGTTATTGGAATTGGCTTTGTTGAGAGTCTGACCATTCCAGCTATTGAGGCATAATTTAACTCGGGTGTTTGCGTTACCGAAGGCAAACTTTATGCCGGTAGATCCATAGTTTGTGTGGGAGTTGATACCTTCCTGGTCATCACCGGCAAAACTGTCAGACTTCATAAAATATTTCGTGCCAGCAGCTGCTGAAGAAACCGGAGAAGACTGCGCCCGTGCATTTGCTTCGGTGGTATACAGCTTGCCGTCGGTAATATCGTAATCGTAGAAATTAACCTTGTTTTGATAGTCGGTCTGTGTCGTGTCATAAACCAGTCGGATGATCGCACCATCATCAATCAGAATGGTCGTGTCGGATACCGATTCATCACGATTCGTGAAGTGGATCGTGTTTGGATTGTAAAAATTCCAATCCTCGCGATTCATACTTTCAGCAGAACGACCAGATTTCAGCATCCAGACTTCTTTTAACGAATAGTTTGCATTTTCGTATAAACGGTTGAAGTAGATCAGGTTGGGCGCAGTAATATATTCATAGTTGTGCTCCGCATAAACCTCAGTCAATGTGTTTTGCCGCAGAACCGTCATGTTGTTGTCCAGCCGCAAATACTTCATGGGGATGGACTGACCGTTTTTCGGCAAATTGCCACCTTCTGTATTAATAATCTGCAAGGTGCCACTCGTAGTAGCCGTATCGCTCCACTGAACACGAGGGATGTTGGCGTAATATTGCACCGTGAAGTGAGGGTTAGCGGTCGTGGAAGTGGCTACCGCAATCACATTATTGGTCACGGCGAAGGTCATGGTGGGAGACGGCGCGCCGGTCTCAAAGAAAGCAGTATCCGTACCGGTGATAGCCGTGCCGTCGGCCTGGATGACCGCCACTTCCACACCAGTCTCGGCCTCAGGCGCGGGGGTGGGGACTGCCGCGCGCAGGGAATAGGTCTGCACCGGCGGAGCCAGCAGGGTTTCTTTCAGGGTGATCTGGGCGGTCATGGCGCAGGCGGTGGTGTCCAGCAGATACTCACCGTACCAGAACTGAAGCTCCATAGCGGTGAGGCCCAGCAGGCCGCCCTCTTCGCCGTGCTCCTGGGCGGCGTCCATCAGTTGCCAGTACAAATCGCTTTCGTCATCCAGCATCTGAACGGTCAGAACAGGCTCGGGCAGACGCGTCTCTTCCGACAGGACG